AGGCTACTGTGCACCTCTAGTCAAAAAATATTCCCACATCGCATATGAAAGGAGTACCCAATGCCCACTAAACCAAAATCCTATGAAATTCTCCGTGCAGAGGGTAAATCCCACCGTACGAAAGCAGAACTTGCCAAGCGCAAAGAAGAGGAAGCGCTGCTGATTACCGGCAAGGCATTAAAGGAACGTCCCGAGGTTAGAAACAATCCTATCGCTCATGCTGAATTTGTCCGGGTGAGTAAATTACTTAAAGGCATCTCAAAAAACGATGCATTATACCAGTCAATTGTAAATCGATACGCAATGATCCAGGCGGAGTGTACCGACTTCGAAAATAAGCGCGAACGATTTTACGAAAACATGAATAAGCTCGATGTATTGTTTGACGCACAGACCGACGATGACATGACCATGAAAGAATACATGAAGCTTCAGGCTGATATGCAGAAAACCATCATAGACCTGGACAAACAGGTCATGGCAAAACGCAAGATGCTGCTTGATATCGAAAAAGAATGCGTCATGACAATCGCATCCGCTCTTCGTTCCATTCCAAAGAAAGTTGTAGCCGAGAGTGAGGATCCATTGCTAAAAGCACTGAGGGGTGAATGATGTGCTGTTTGAAAAAGCAAGGCAGTACGCCAATGACTGTATATCCGGCAAGGAAATCACCACATTTGAAGTAATCGTACAGTGCAAATGGTTCCTGGCAGACCTTGAGAAGCAAAACCACAAGGATTTTCAGTTCTATTTTGATTTAAAAGAGCTTGGAATCATAGACAATCTGCTTAAGTTGATGAACTTTGCAAGCGGAATCGGCATCGTTGGACAGTCTTTGCATGATGGAATGGTTAATTTTCAAGCGTTCTTTCTTGCAAATATCTTCGGATGGCGCTTTAAAGAACAGAAAAAGAAGTTCAGATACCGCGACAACACGCTGTTTATACCTAGAAAAAACACAAAAACGTTTATGTGTGCGGTCATCATAATCATTTTAATGCTGAAAGAAGAGGACTATTCGGAGTTTTATTCCATCTGTGTCGACCGTGATCTTGCCGGAGAAGTCAAAAAAGCAATCTCGCAGATATTGGACGCAAGCCCACTGATCAGCAAGCGGTTTGTTGTTCCTCTGACACTGAGCGGCCGTGTGAAATGCACGCTGACGAAGAACACCTATCAACCCAGGACGGCACAGGCAAACTCGAACAACTCAATCAGACCAAGTGCGTTTATAGCTGATGAAATCGGAGCATTCAAGAATTACAAGAATATTTCGGCAATGAAGTCAGGACAATTGAGTGTTCAAAACCCTCTGATGTTTAAGCTGACAACAGCTTATGCCGAAGACAAGTCAATAATGCTTGAAGAATTGGACTATTTAAAGAAGATTTACCGGGAGTTGGAGTTCGACAACCGGTTATTTGCGTTGCTTTACTACTCAACAGAAGAGCATCTTTGGGATGACACCGGGCTTATGATGTCAAACCCACTGAGGATTGAAGACAACTACGAAGAGATAAGGAACAACCGCAAGAACGCACTGGCCAAACCGAACGAACGCGAAGAATATCTGACCAAGCACATGAATTATTTCATGCCGAGCAATTCGGGTGAGGAATTCATCGAGATTGAGAAGTTGAGGCTTTGCAAAACAAAGGATTTGTTCGACTGGCGTGGCAGAGATGTCTACATGGGAATCGACATGGCCATGACAAACGACAATGTCTCCGTTTCGATAGTGACTCTTGATGGCGAGACAATCCATGCAAAATCATGGGCGTTTATCCCTGGTAGCAGAATCGAAGAAAAGAACCGTCGCGAGCGTACCGACTATAACCGGTTTATCCGCGAGGGTTCGTGCTTTGCATGTGGCGAGGAGATTATCGACTATAAATTTGTCGAGGATTTCATGCTTCAACTTGAAGAAATGCTTGGTGTGAAGATAGTACAGACCGGATATGACCGTTATAACTGCCTATCTACCGCGGGAAAACTCGAATCCAAGGGTTATGAAACGGTAGAAGTCAAGCAGCACAGCAGTGTTTTACACATGCCGACCAAATTACTGTATGAAAAAATCATGCAAAAGCAGTTCGGATATGAATCAAATCGGCTGTACGAAGTTAATTTTCAGAACGCGAAGTGCCAGTATGACACTAATAAAAACAGATATGTCAGTAAAAAACATTCAGCGGGCAAGGTTGACATGGTTGTCAGCACGATTATAGCAATTTATTTATTACAACAAGAGATGCTGGATGGTGGTGGAGATTTCACCATACAAGTTGGATAGAGAAAGGCGGTAACATGGGAATTTTTAACAGAAATAAAAAAACAGAGATTCGAGCAGATCCCGGTACGGTTGATGCAGATGCATTATTGCTGAGTGCATTGCTCAGTTCATCAACAGTTACCAAAGCCGAAGCGCTTAATATCCCATCGGTTCAAAGCTGTATCAATTTCATAGCAGACACCGTGTGTATGCTTCCCTTGAAACTGTATGAGGAAAACAAAGGGGCAATCGCAGAGATAAAGGACGACCCACGTATAAGACTGCTGAATGATGATACCGGCGACACATTGGATGCTGTTCAGTTTTGGCGCGCGATACTTCGTGATTACTTCCTTGGCAAAGGCGGGTATGCGTACATTAAAAAAGAGCGCAACAGCATTAAAAGTCTGCACTATGTCGATGAAAGCAAAGTTGTGATGATGCTGAATACCGACCCGATATTCAAAAACTACGATATTCAGATAGATGCAAAAAATTACAAGCCGTTTGATTTCGTCAAATTACTACGAAACACACAGGATGGAGCGCAAGGCAAAAGCATAATCGTGGAAAATCCAACGATTCTAAGCCTGGCATATAACTCGTTATTGTTTGAAGAGCATCTAGTTAAAAAGGGCGGTAATAAAAAAGGCTTCTTGAAATCCAAGAAATCATTGACGCAGGAAGCGATGGATAAATTAAAGGCTGCCTGGAAAAACCTCTATAGCAACAACACAGAATCTGTTGTCATCCTGAATGATGGACTCGACTTCCAAGAGGCAAGTAACACTTCGGTTGAAATGCAGCTTAATGAAAACAAAAACACCAACGCCATTGAAATTTGCAGACTGTTCAACATTTCGCCGAACATAATCAACGGTAAAGCCACAAATGACGAATTCAAAAACTCGTTCAAGACAGGTGTTATCCCTGTTTTGCGTGCAATTGAATGCGCCTGCAATCGTGACGTGCTGTTGGAAAAAGAAAAACCGCAAAGGTTCTGGGCTTTTGACACCAAGGAAATGCTAAAGGAAAACATCAAGGAGCGTTTTGAGGCATGGAGCCAGGCTATCGACAGTAATTTCATGCAAATCGATGAGGTCAGATATGAAGAAAATCTTCCACCGCTTGGAATCAAGTGGATTAAATTAGGGCTTGACTCTGTTTTGTATGACCCGAAATCCGGTGAGATATATACGCCGAACACGAGCGTATCTCAAAACATCGGTAACCTTGAAAAGAAAAAGGTTGAGACGGTCAAAGAGGCAGACGACACGGAAGATCCGGAAGATACAGCAGATTTGGAGAAAGGAGGCGAAGTAGTTTGAAATTAGAACTAAGAGCGGACGGACTCCATATTTCGGGGTACGTCAATGTACCAGGAAAAGAAAGCAGACCAGTTGTAACTCGGAAACATGGCAAGGTCAACGAACTGATTGAGGAACGAGCGTTCGGTAGAGCATTGGAAAAAACAAGCAACATACCAATGACGCTAGACCATGACGAAACAAGGGTATTGTCGAACACATCTGACAACAGCTTGTCACTTGTCGAGGACTCAATCGGATTAAGGGCGGACACGGTTATCACTGACCCGGAAGTTATTGACGGAGCACGCAAGGGATTGCTCAAAGGTTGGTCGTTTGGAATGAGAGAAGTCGTCGACACTATAGAGGAAAGGGCTAACAAGCTTCCACTCAGACGGGTAAGCGATTTAATCCTAGACCATGTAACCCTGGTCATGAGAAAAAATCCATTTTACTCGGCAACATCCATTGAGCTGAGAGCCGATGAAGAATTCGAAATCGAGACACGAAGCGAAGAATCGGAAGTGCAATACAAAGAAGAACTAGAAGAGCCGAAAGCACCAATCGATTACACGGAATTTGAAAACAGAATAAACACCATCAAAAATTAACCGGCGAGATGCTGGGTTTTTAATTTAAAGGAGGAATATCAAATCATGGCAAATCTAAAGAAATTAATCGAACAAAGAGCAGACCTGCAGACAGAGTTGGAGACAATCCTTGCAGCTGCAAAAACCGAAGAGCGTGCATTAAGCACAGAAGAGTCAGCGAAGTTTGACGAAACAGAGAATCAGATCAAAGCAATCGATGGAACCATCGAGAGAGAAGAGAGGGCATCAAAAATGGAGACAAAAGTTATTCCCGAAGTCAAGACCGAAGTCGAAGAGAGAGCAATCCTTGAGACAAAGCAGTTCGAAAACTACATCAAATCCCAGTGCGGGCTTGCAGTTGAAGAGAGATCAGGCGAGCAGAACATCACAATGGCCAACAACGGCGCAGTTATTCCTGTCACAATCGTAAACAGAATCATCACAACCGTCAAGGAAATGTGCAAAATTTTTGACCAGGCAGAAAAGTACAATTCCAAAGGCACCTTGAAGCTTCCTGTTTATGGATTGTCCAACACAACCCACGATATCGCAGTTGGATATCAGACAGAATTTGTTGCAATCACCGCAGACGCAGGACAAATCACCAGTGTTGACCTTACCGGATACCTTGCAGGCGCTCTTGCACTTGTCGGCAAATCCGTAATCAACAACGCAGCCGTTGATATCGTATCCTACATCGTCAAGGAAATGGCAACAAAAATATCCTTGTTTCTTGAAAAAGAATTGATTGTTGGAACATCTCAGAAAGCCACCGGCGCAATATCCACCACAACCACTATGGTTGCAGGTTCAACATCGGCAATCAGTGCTGACAACCTCATCGACCTGCAGGCAATGATTCCAACAGCATACCAGGCTAACTGCACCTGGAAAATGGCTCCTGCGACATTCAAAGCTCTTCGCAAACTCAAAGATGGCGACGGCAAGTATCTTCTGCAGAACGATTTCTCACAGGGATTCCCATACTCCATCCTTGGCAAGCCTGTCGAATTGTCCGACAACATGCCTGCAATCGGCAGTGCAAACAAAGCAGTTCTGTACGGAGACTTTTCCGGCATGGCAGTCAACATGAGGGAAGACATTGAGATCCAAATCCTCATGGAAAAATATGCAGACCAGCACGCAATCGGCGTAATCGCATGGTTCGAATTCGACAGCAAGGTTGTAGATAATCAGAAAATTGCATCTCTTGTGATGTCAGTAGCCTAGTATTCATCCGGGGCGGTGTAACAACCGCCCATATTTTTTAAGAAAGTGAGGGCTATAAAATGCCTAATGTATTAAATTACAAAGAACAAGGCGGGGCAAGAACCGTTATAGGCGGCGAAATCGACATCATAACCGGTGGAGCAATCAAGGTTGCCGGTGTTGAAATGAAAGCAGCCGTCGAAACGTTGTCAAACAAAACGCTCACAGAACCCGAAATACTCAACAGCTATGCGGCTCATGATTATGACGGCGCAGCAGTAGCATGGACTCTTTCCGCAGCTGAGGGCAAGAAGAAATATCTGATTGCAACAAACGCAAACGGCGCAGTCGATGCAATCATACCGGCAGGCAAGAATTTCAAGGAATACGTCATTGTTAATACGAGCGGACAGGCTTTGACGGTCAAGTGTCCATCGGGAACCGGCATTGTTGTTGCAAACACAAAGACTGCAATGGTCTATTTTGATGGCACCAACATGAAGAGACTTACCGCAGACGTGTAGAAAGGGAGTGACATCCCATGAAAGTAAGTGAAATTACCATAAGTGAACTGACCGGATATCTAAGGCTTGAAGAAAACGACCTGACAGCCGCCGACATTCAATTGCTCGACACGTTGCTCAATGTGGCACTAGCCTACGTCAAATCAGACACTGGCTTGGCTGATGCAGTCATAAGCGGAGAGGAAATAGGCGTTGGCGATGGTGTTGAAACAACATTCACTGCAATTGCTCCGGCTGTCTATACACCAATTGTCTATATCGACGGCGTAGCGACCACAGACTTCACACACGATGAGATATCCGGCGAAGTGACACTTGAATCCGCTCCGGCTCTTGATGCGTCAATCACTATGGACTATGTTTCAAAACCAACAAATCTGTATGACGACCTGGTTATTGCGGTCTATGTGCTAGTCCAGGACATGTATGATAATCGGACACTGTATGTCGACAAAACCAATATGAACAAGGTAGTTGAAACTATACTCGGCATGCACAAGGTAAATCTATTGTAAGGGGGATGCTTTAAATGGCGTATTCAAAGAACAGTTTTAATCCTGGCAATCTAATACACAGGATAATTTTTAAAGCAAAACCCACCGCAAGAGACACAGACGGCATGCCAACAGAGGATTGGACGGTTTACAAGACGGTCAGTGCGAGCATAACGCCCATATCGGGGCGCTCGTTCTGGCAAGGACAGGCAAATCAGTCAGAGATATCACACGAGATAAAGATGCGGTACATAGCCGGGATAGTCCCATCGATGCGTATTTATTTCGGCAGTCGGAAATTCGAGATAACACATATCTTGAACTACGAAGAAAGAAACATCTGGCTGACTGTTTATTGCAAGGAATTGTTTGTCGAATAGAAAAGGGTGATTGCCATGCCGTATTTTGAAGTGGATTTTCCAAAGGAATTATTTAAAAACCTGTCAGATGAAATAAGCGAAAAGATGCTAAACGAATCCGTTCCGATTTTAGTCGACAGCCTGCAGACAATCATAAGGACAGAACACAGCGACTCGGGTGAATTGTGGAAGTCAATCAAGCCATTTCGACCACGGAAAACAAAAGACGGAGTATGGACGATATCCGCATCGCCTACAGGAAAGCACAAAGGCAAGCTGCTGAAATCGGCAAAGGTGTTCTCTCGAAGTAAAAAAGGCACAAAAACAAGCGGTCAGGCTCTTTGGAACGACGACAAGCTATGGTTTATCGAGTACGGCAATAAGAATCAGACTGCAAAGCCAGTCATTGCAAGAGCAACAAACAGAGTCATGAAACAAGTGGTCGACAAGATGCAGGAAGTATTCAACAGGGAGGTTGTAGATGGAAAACAATGATGTAAACAAATTAATAATAGCAACGTTAACCTCTCTCGGCATCCCGGTAGAAGCTACGCCATACACCGGCAGTGAATTGACCTATATCACGATGAACCGGGCCGATGACATTGGCGTTGTATATGCTGATGATGAACCACAGATTGACCAGGTATCAATGCAGATACATCTTTTCACACCACTCAATTATCTGACACTAAAAAAACAAATCAGATCTAAATTATTCAAAGCGGGTTTCACATACCCGCAAGTAACTACTTTATACGAAGAAGACACAAAAACAAACCACGTGGTGTTTGAATGTTCCATTGAAACCGCCACGGAAAGCGAGGAATAAAAACATGAAAATAGGATTAAAATATCCAGTCTACAAAGG